GAGATGTGATCTTATTATTCGATGAAATGGTCAGGCCGCTTCCTGCGGAAGCGCGACGACTGATTAACGGCAAGCCCATTTTTCGAGATGACAGACACCATTTGCCGCTTCAAGCCGCCGATATGCTGGCATGGCACCTGCGTCGAGAACACGAAAGCCTCCCGGCTGAACTACCGATGGCAAATTCCCTGCGAGCACCCGAAGTTCATCTTATGGGGGAGATTCCTCAGGAGCTACTTGAATCCTGGGAAGATCAACTTAAAGAAATACCCGGCATCTCTGGTGCTCAGGGTAAGAGTCAATGGGCGAAAATCCGGAAGACGATGGCCGATCTATCTGTCCTCGGATTTGTTCCGCCTGCCGATGACGGGTCTGACGACACGCTGGAATACATGCAAAAATGTATTGCCGCTATCATCAGCTTCGGCCGCTAGGGCGGCATCAATGAAACGCTCCCTCTGCGAAGGCTCACGCTTCTTATCAGTCTTTATTTTTTGGACCGTATCTTTTTTTTCCATCAGCTAACTGTTCGATAAGTAAGGCGCTTGCCAATGATGCCCTTGAGCGCGTGAGACGCGCGGGCAACATCATCGACACCAAGCGCGGTTCGGTGATTATAACGGAAATCGAACTCAGCGAGATAGCGTTGTAGATGCTTCTCATCGCAATGCTGGTAGGTGCCCTTCATACCGCGCTTGAACACGCTGAAAAAGCTTTCGACGGTGTTAGTAGTCACGTCGCCACGCGCCCATTCATAGTGGCTGTGGTTCACGCTTTCGTGGCGTGCGAAGGGCATGTTCTTTTTATACCAAGCCGCTTGATCGGTCATGACGGTGGAGTCGTGGCTGACTTGGGCCTCCAGAATTTCCCGAACCTTCGGCGCTGAAAACGCACCGATGTTATAGGAGCGAGCTTTGCCGCCGCGCTCGACAAGTGAGAGAACGGCGTACTTGTGGTACCCGCCGGGCTTCACTTCGGCTCCTGCGATGTGTCCAATGAAAGTTTCGTCGGCCTCCACGATCTTGCCAGCGCCGCCCATAGGCTCGGTATCGGTGGAGCGCATGGCTTCGCGGATGCGGTGCGCCATAAACCACGCAGTCTTGAGAGTAACGCCCAAGGTGCGGTGGAGCTGGTTTGCCGAAAAGCCCTTCTTGCTGGACGAAATCAGGAAGATCGCCTGCAACCACAGGTGGAGCTTCACGTGGCTGGACTCGAAGATGGTCCCAACCTTGACGGTGAAGGGCTTCCGGCAAGCATAGCACTTGTAGACGCCAACCCGAGTGCTTGCGCCCTTAAGCGCCCCACTTTCGCCAACCGTGCCGCAATGCGGGCAAACCCGGCCTTGGGGCCAGACATGCGCCTCAACAAATGCGTAGGCGGCTTCTTCATCGTGAAAGTGCTTGGCGCTGAGAACGGACATAGCTGCTAACTCCTTATAAAACCAATATAAGGAGCCGATTTGGGTACGTCAAGTATAATATGCACCAAATAATCGAGGTTAAGACATGGGCTATGTCGATGGACCGCAGGTCTCGACCTTTCCGGTGACAATCGCGAATGGTGGAAGCCTTTCGCCTGCAATCGATCTCGCCTTGGGCCGCCTCACGCGCATCATCATGCCTGCGGCGTGGGACACGGCCAACCTGACGTTCCAGACCAGCATGGATGGCGTCACCTGGAACAACTTCTACGACAGCTATGGGACGGAATACACGGTGACGGCCGCCGCCGCCCGTTCGATCCTGATCCCGCTGGCCGACTTCATCGGTGTGCAATTCATCAAGATCAGAAGCGGCACGAACGCCTCTCCCGTCAACCAGACCGCAGACCGGGCCCTGACGCTGGTCGTCGTTCCGGTCTAATCGAGGACATCCCCAATGAGCAATCTCTCCGAAGCGGCTGACGCCTTCGTCGCCGCGCTGAAGGATCATTTCGAGTCGTTCGGCTCGGATGCCGGTCATGCTCTCGCCACGTTTGAGGATCGTGTTCGTTCTCTCGCCAGTGAGGCGGAGCACGTCACGGTCAACTGGGCGAAGGCGGTCGAGGCCAAGGTGGAAGAGGCGGTCGAAGCGGTGGAAGAGTTCATCGGCATCGAGCCTGCCGCCGAACCGGCTGCCGGTGACGATGGCGCATCGGAGCAGCCCGTCGAGGTTCAGCCCTCTGAGGTGGCCCCGGCGCCGGTGGAAGAGCCAGCGCCCGCGCCCGAGGAAGCCGTCACCGACGCAGCGGCCCCGCAGAGTGCGGACGCACGGCCCGAGGCGCCTGCTGAGGGTGATGGCAGCAACATCGCAACCGAAGCGCCTGCCGCCCCCGCGCCCGCTGTGAGCGAAACGGACGTCGCGGAGCAGCCCCAGCCCATCCCTGCCGAGGTCGAGCAAGCCGTGGGTGTGACGGAAGCCGGAGCCGCGCCTGAGCCCGCGCCGGTGGAACAGCCCGAGGCTCCCGCCTCCGCCTGACGTGGCAAACCCCTACTACAAGAGCCCGCACTGGCGAGCCCTGCGCTCCGATGCACTGAAGCGCGCCGGGTTCAAATGCGAGGTCAGGGGCTGCGGCTCAAGAGAACGCCTGACAGTCGACCACATCAAGGAACGTCCCCGCGACGCCACTGGGCCGACGCCGATGGATGTATTGGGAAATCTCCGAGTGCTGTGCAAAGCCCACGACAACCAGATCATGCAGGGCGCCGATGGCAAGCGTCGCTCCGGCGGCAAGCTCACGGTCAAGGGCACAGACGCATCGGGATGCCCGCTCGATCCGGCCCACCCATGGAACGCATGAGCCAAGGTCAGAGGGGTAGGGGGTTTAGTCCTATGTCGGACCTACCCCCTTGGATCGGTCGGGACAACCGTTTGCAGAATCGCGTTTTGAAATTTCAGGAAGTGTAAATGGGCGTGCGAGGCCGGAAGCCGAAGCCGACACATCTCAAATTGGTCGAGGGAAATCCGGGGCACAGGCCATTGCCGGAAGGCGAGCCGCTCGTTGAAGGCGCGCCGGTCAAGCCGAAATGGCTGAAGGGTCGCGGCTCTCAGCTTTGGGACGAGATCATGTCCTTCGCGTTCTGGCTGACCATCGCCGACAGCTACAAGCTCGCGATGTGGGCCGACAGACAAGCGGAATTCGAGAAGGCGAAGGCGCGAGCGGGTTGGACGGCTTCCGATCGTCGCGAGCATAGGTCTCTCGGTTCGGAACTCGGCCTCGATCCTTCTTCGCGGTCACGCATGGGGGCGAATCTCGTTGGAGGTAAGGGCAGTGCCCCCAAGAAGCCGCAAGAAGACCCCGCCAAAAAATACGGCCTCTGATCCGGTCACGTTCTACGCCGAGGAAGTTGTCGCCGGGCGGATCGTTGCGGGGCCGTGGGTCAGGGCATCATGCGCGCGGCACTTGCGCGATCTTCAGGACGGGCCGAAACGCGGGCTGCGCTGGGATCTCGACGCGGCGCTCCGGGCGATCAACTTCTTCCCTGACGTGCTCTGCCTCAACGGCGGACAGTTCGAAGGCAGGCCGTTCGAACTGCACCTGTCTCAGAAGTTCCGGGTTGGTTCGCTGTTCGGCTGGCGGAAAACTGACGGGCGGCGCAGGTTTCGACGGTTCTACGACGAGGAAGGCAAGGGCAACGGAAAATCGCCCATGCTGGCCGGTATCGGGCTTTACTGCCTTCTCGCAGATGACGAGGCCCGCGCCGAAGTCTATGCCGCGGCGTCGAAGAAGGACCAGGCCATGGTCCTGTTCCGCGACGCGGTGGCGATGGTCGACCAGTCGCCTGCACTCCTGCGGCGGATCACGAAGTCGGGTGGAAACCCGGTCTGGAACCTCGCGGACCTCAAGACCGGATCGTTCTTCCGACCGATCTCGTCCGATGACGGGCAATCTGGCCCGCGCCCGCACTGCGCACTTTGCGACGAGGTTCACGAGCACCGGAACCGCGACACGATCGACATGCTGGAACGCGGCTTCAAGTGGCGGCTCCAGCCTCTGCTCTGCATGGCGACGAATAGCGGCACGGATCGCACGTCGATCTGCTGGGAAGAGCACTGCCACGCGATCAACGTGGCGCGGGGCTTCGATGACAACGGACTGCCGGTCGAGGATGACTCGACCTTCAGCTATGTCTGCGCGCTCGACGAGGGCGATGATCCCTTGAGCGACCCGTCATGCTGGCCGAAGGCGAACCCGCTTCTCGGCGTGACGGTGATGGAAGAAACGCTTGCGGCCGCGGCGAAGCAGGCGCTGCAGATGCCGGGCAAGGCGAACAGCATCAAGCGTCTGAATTTCTGCATCTGGACCGATGCGGAAACGGCATGGATCACGAAAGAGCTTTGGGACTCGGTCCAGGGCGACTTCGATCCGCTCGATCATGTCGGCCGGCGCGTCTATGGCGGCCTCGATCTTTCGGCAGTCAAGGATCTGACCGCCGAGGCGCATATCGTCGAGACGGGGACGGTCGAGCGCCCGGACGAAGCCGGAAACGTCAAGCTGCTTCCGACATTCGATGCCTGGGTCGACTTCTGGACGCCAGCGGCAACGCTGAACGAGCGGGCCCTGGCCGATAAGGTGCCTTACGAAATCTGGGTCGACGAGGGGCATCTTCATGCGCCGCCCGGCAGGCTTGTGCGGCTCGACTTCGTCGCCCAGCACATGCTGGAAGAGTCGCAGGATTTCGAGTTCGCTGCGATCGCCTATGACCGCTACGCGATCCGGAACCTTGAAGGCGAGCTCGACGAAATCGGCGCGACGTTGCCGATCATTGAACATCCGCAAGGCTTCCGCCGTGTCTCGGTATTGAGGGATGCCGACGGCGAAGTGATCCGCGATGAGGACAACAAGCAGGTCGAGAACCCGCTCTGGATGCCGAGCTCGATCAATGGTCTTGAGGCGCTGATCCTCGACGGTCGCATCCGGATCAGGCCGAACCCGGTCTTGACATGGAATGCCGCGAGCGCGTGCTTCGACACGGACCCGCAAGGCAATCGGAAGTTTGCGAAGCAGAAGGCAACGGGCCGGATCGACGGAATGGTCGCCCTGGCTATGGCAGTCGGCGCCGCGCTGGCCGACGTGAAGGGCGCGACGAGCCCATCGACCTATGAAAAGCGCGGTCTGCTTATCCTCTGAGGAACCCTGACATGAAGAATTTGTGGAACGCGCTCGGGCTGGGCGCGTCGTGGCTTGTCATTGCCATGCCTGCACTGATCCGCAGCGGCATCGGTATCGGCGGCGCGGGCCTGATCGCCTATGGCGCGTGGATGATCTATGCGCCGGTGGGATACATCGTGGGGGGCGTTCTCTTGATCGCAGGCGTCATTCTTTCCGAGATGTCGAGCGCGAACTGATGCGCAGTCTCTTCTCCGCTGTCGTATCGCCTGCCGCAGCCAAGGCGGGCGGCGGTGTGCCGTCCGCCGGCTTTATCCCACTTCTGGGAAGCATGCCGAGCGCGGGCGGTGTGCTGGTCAGCCAATCGACGGCAATGACGGTCTCTGCGGTCTACAAGGCCGTCAGGACGAGGGCACAGGACGTCGCGCGCTGTGCGCCGGGGATTTGGAAGAAGGCCGCAGACGGCCCGCGGGTGCGCGATAAAGACCATCCGGTAGCGAAGCTCTTCCGGTCCCCGAACCGGGTTCAGACATGGTTCGAGTTCTGCGAGCAGATGGGCGGCGGCCTGCTTCTTCGGGGCAATGCCTATGCCGCAATTATCCGAGATCGACGCGGAAACCCGATCGAGTTGATCCCGATCAACCCCGATGCCGTGATGATGCTCGAAGCATCGGACGGATCGCTGTTCTACAACGTCAACCGTCTCGGGCTCTGGCAGATCGCCATGCTGCGGGACTTCCCGACCGCTATCCCGGCGGAGGACATGTTTCACCTCCGGGGGATTTCATTCAACGCGCTGATGGCGGTTTCTCCAATCGGCCTCGCGCGGGATGCGGTCGGCGTCGCGATGGCGCTCGAGCAACAGGCGGCGCGCTTTGTCGGCAATGGAGCGCGGCCTTCCGGTGTGCTGAAAAGTCCCAAGAGCCTGACCGATGAGGCCGCAAAACGTCTCAAGGCATCGTGGGAGGCCTTTACCTCCGGCATTCAGAACACGGGCCGGACCGCCGTTCTCGAAGACGGCGTCGAGTGGCAACAGCTTCAGCTCACCTCGGTCGATCTCGACTTCATCAACCAGCGCAACATGCAGGTCTCGGAAATCGGACGCTTCTTCGACGTGCCGAACCACAAGCTCGGGCTTCCCGTCGATCGCGGGTTCAACCAGGTGCAGGCGGATCAGGATTACGTCAATTCGACGATCATGCCGGACCTTGAACGCTGGGAGCAGAAGATTGTTCAGGTCTTCGGCATCGACCCCGACGAATACGAAGTCGATTTCGACGAGACGCGCCTGCTCCGCGCCGACTTCACGTCGAGGTTCAACGGCCATCGCATCGCGATCCTGTCCGGCTTCAAGAGCCCGAACGAGGTCCGCAAGGATGAAGGCCTGGCACCGGTTGAAGGCGGTGACGAAGTGTTCCGCCCGCTCAACATGGCGGCGCTCGGCAGCGACATGACCGGCACGGCGCCGGACGGGGCTGGAAAGCCAGCCGATGGTGAACTTCCCGCTGACCAGGTTCCGACCGGCAGCCAACCGAACGGCGGTCCTGACGATGCCGCGCCAATTGATTGAGGCCAGCATGACATTGCATCGCAAGGCGCTTGGTGCGCAGACCGAAACTCTGGCGGACAAGCGACAGGTTCGCGTGATCTGCTCCGCGCCGGAGATCGACCGCGCCGGTGAAATCGTGGTGCAGGAAGGCATCGACCTGACTGCCTACAGAGCAAACCCCGTAGTCCTTTGGGGCCATGACCCCGCGCAGCCCATTGCCCGCGCAATCGAAATCGGGCTGAACGCTGGCAAGCTGCAGGCGCTGGTTCAGTTTCCGCCCGAAGGGACCAGCGCGAAGGCCGATGAAGTTCTGGGGCTTATTCAGGCCGGCGTCATCAATACGGCCTCCATCGGGTTCGAGCCGCTGGATATGGAGCCGATGGACCCGAAGCGTCCCTACGGTGCGCAGAAGTTCGTCGCATGTGAGCTCTACGAGTTCAGCTTCGTCTCGGTTCCGGCCGTTCGCGGGGCAATGATTGTCGAGCGTGCCGCCGAACTGGCGCGCCGCGGTGTGCTGACGGCTGACGATATCGAGGCGGTCGAAGCGCGCACAAAGACGGGGGAGGCGAATTGGAAGGTCGGCGCATCGAAGGCGCTCACCACAGCCGAAGGCGAGGAATATGACGCCGCGGCGGCGAAGGAGCGCATTCTCGACGCTGCCGGGTTCAACGGAGACAGCCCCGATAGCGTGAAGGCCCGCAAGGGGTTCCTCGTCTACGATTCCGCCAATCCCGATCTGAAGGGCAGCTACAAGCTCCCATTTGCCGACATCGTCGATGGCGAGGTGAAGGCTATGCCGGCAGGTATCAAGGCCGCCGCATCTCGCTTGGTTCAAACCGATATTCCCGACGACGTGGCGACGAAGGCCCGCGCCGTCCTTGACCACTATGAGGGCCAAATGAAAACGGACAAGCAGGCTTCATTCGTCGTGACGCCGAGCCGCGTCGTCAACCCGACCGAGATGGATATCCAGCTCAGGGCGTGGAACGCGGCGGCTGAAAAGGGCATGCCGATCGTTCTGCCGAAGGGCTGGACCATCGCCGCGCCGACAGCGCCCGGCGTCAAATCGGTCAAGATCAAGGGGCTCTATCAGGTCGGCGCCCTCGCGCGATTGCTTTCGGAACTCGGCTGGCTTCAGGACGATGTGCAGTGGGAGGCCGACATCGAGCAGGACGGCTCGACGCTTCCCCAGCAGCTCGGTGAAGCCATGGTGCAGCTCGGTCAGGCGTTGGTCGATATGGCTGCCGAAGAGGTCTCCGAACTTCTGGCCGATCTTCAGGAGGTTGGCGAGGAAATCGCCGAACCGATGCCGATGGACGATGACGACGTGGCCTATGTCACGGCGGGAAAGACCGTTGCGTTGCGCAAGTTCCGCGCTGGATGGGCGAAGGCGGGGCGCGTCCTCTCCGCAAAGAACGAGACCGATCTGAAAGAGGCGCGCGCGCTCATTGATGGCGTGGTCTCGCAGGTCGAGACGACCGACGAACAGAAGGCCGCGAGGGCGAAGCGCCTCCGCGATGCCGAATTCCTGGCCGTCGCCACCATCTAACTCCCTTTCTCCCGGCGTCAGGCTGGGTCTGCCCTTCATAGAGCCTTGGGCAAGCTCGGTTCTGACACGCGGCGCTCCATCGGGGCGCCGTTTTGCATTTCAGGAGAAATCCCATGAAGACCAAGATTGCAGACCTTCGCGGTCAGCGCGGCAAGGCCTATGACGAGTTCAAGGCGCTTGCTGAAAAGGACGTCCTGTCGGAAGACGAGACGAAGAAGTTCGACGAGCTGAAGACCCAGATCAAGGGGTTCGATGAGCAGATCACGCGCGCCGTCGAGGCAAGCGATCTCGCCGCTGCTTCGGCCCAGCCCGTCGCCGGTCAGGAGACCGAGAAGGTTTCGGCTTCGGTCGAGACCGACAAGTACGTGAAGGACAAGTCCCTCGTCGTCGGCGGCATCGTCAAGATGCTCGGCAAGGGCGGTGGCGAAATCTACGCTGCCCGTTCCCACGCCAAAGAGGTCTATGGCGAAAACCATCCCGTCACCAAGGCCCTTGCGACGAATACGGGTGCCTCGGGTGGCTTCATGGTCCCGCCGGACTACATGGCCGAAATCATCCCGCTTCTCCGCGCGCGCGCGGTGGTGCGCTCCGCCGGTCCGCGCAATATCCCGATGCCGCGCGGCACGATGCGCCTTCCCGGTCAGGCCTCGGCCGCTTCGGCGAGCTATGGCGCCGAGAATGCCAAGATCGCCTCGAGCCAGCCGGGCCTCAACTCGATCGTGGCGAGCTACAAGAAGCTGACGGCTCTTGTGCCCGTCTCGAACGACATGATGCGCTATGCCGATCCGGCCGTGGACGCCTTCGTCCGCGACGACCTGGTCAAGGTCATGGCGTTGCGCGAAGACCAGGCCTTCCTTCTCGGCAACGGCCAGCAGGACTCTCCCCGCGGCTTCCTGTCCTTCGCGAACGGCTATGCGCAGGCGGGCGGCGGAACGGCGGGCTCCTTCCTGACCACCGGCTCGAGCACGGCGGCGGTGGGTGGTAACTTCATCACCTCGACCTCGTCCTACACGCTGGCGACGGCGGCGCAGGAACTCGGCGGCCTCATCAACAAGCTCGATACGGCCAACGTCATCGACACCAAGCGCGTCTGGATCTTCAACCCGCGCATCAAGAACTACCTCTACAACGTGCAGAACTCGCTCGGCGTCTACGTCTACCGCGACGAGATGGCGAAGGGCCTGCTGCTCGGCTATCCGTTCTTCACCACGACGCAGATCGGCACGAACTACTACGACACGGGCAGCAACGCCGACTGCACCTTCATCATGCTCGCCGAAATGGACGAGACGATGATCCTCGACTCGATGCAGCTCGAACTCGCTGTGTCGCGCGAAGGCACCTACATCGACGGCAACGGCAACACGATCTCGGCCTTCCAGGTTGACCAGACGCTGATCCGCGCCATTGCGGAACACGACTTCCAGCTTCGCCATGACGCGGCCGTCGCTGTGAACCAGTTCGTGCGCTGGGCCCCGGCGATTTCCTGACCCGGTGATTTCCGCCTGATCTGACGGCGGGGCAGACGTCCCGCCGTCTTTCTTCCACATCGCTTTAGAGGAATTTTCCCATGGATATCATCGACGTCCACAATGTGGCCGCTGTCGGCGTCACGAAGCGCCTCAGCGTTCACGCCACCGCGACGGCGGCAAGCACCGGCGACGCGACTTCCGTTACCGGCATCACCATCGACCGCGCAGGCTTCTCGAATGGCGGCCGACCGCGGAGCGCGCTCATGAGCGTTCTCTACGACGCCACCCTTGCGAGCGGCAAAACGCTGTCGCTCGGCTATGCCGTCCAGGATTCGGAAGACGGCACGAACTGGTCGGATTACCTGACCGCGACCTATGCCACGGTTGCGACCGGCGCTTCGGGCGGTTCGAATGCCAAGGGCGCGTTCAACATCCCGGTCGATCTCGGTTCGGCGCGCCGCTATGTGCGCCTGAACTTCAACCCGGATCTGAATGCGTCCGGCACGGACACGGCCTACGCTCAGGCGGCTGGCTTCTTCGCCGGCTTCGATCGCCTGCCTGCGCCGGCCGCCTAAAGACCATGACGGGATTCCCTGACGTGCCGGAGGCTTCGGCCTCCGGTGCTCCCGCCGCGGTAAGGGCGAGGTTTGAGCGGGCCCAGTCCCGTTCGGTTTTCATCGCCACGCCCATGGCGCGCCACCCGGTGCGCCAATACACGAGCGCGCTGACGCAGACCTGCATCCGCCTCAGCGAAATCGGCATTCGGTGCTTTGTCCAGACCGTCGTGGGGAATAGCAATCTTCCCCGCGCGCGCAACGAGCTCGTCGCCGCCTTCCTCGCCTCGAATTACACCGATCTCCTGTTCGTCGACGACGATATGGGCTGGGAGCCGGAAGCAGTTGTCCGCCTCCTCGCGTCCGATAAGCCGCTGCTGGGGGCCGTTGGGTCGAAGAAGGTCATGCGGCCCGATAGCGACCCCGCCAAGTGGTGCTGCCGGTTCTGGCCCGACCGTCCGTTGCGTCAGGACGACTTCGGAAACATCGAGGTCGAGTCTGTCGGCACCGGCTTCCTGAAGATCGAGAGGCGCGTATTCGAGGCCATGATCGCGGCGCATCCGGAATGGAAGCGTCGGGGCTGGCCTGACATGGCTGAGGAAAAGCGGGCGCAGTATTACCGCTTCTTCCGCTTCGATCATGATGACCCGAACGAGATCGGCGAGGATTACGACTTCTGCAAGTCGTGGCGCGCGCTCGGCGGCGAGGTCTGGATCGACCCGACCATCAAGCTCGTGCATGTCGGGGAGTGGGAATTTTCCGGCTCCATCGAAGCATTGTTTGTCCAAGAGGATGCGGCATGAAACTCGTGACCCTGACGACCGATCTATCACCGTGGCGCCGCGGCGACCATGTGCCTCTGCCCGACGAGATGGCCGAGAAAGTATGCGCCTCGGGCGAAGCGGAGAACATG